GTTTTGTAAAGTGTGAACGGTATCGAGTAACAGTGGAGCAGCAGGGTCTCGTGTCACGAGAAAGCGCTTCCGTCCAAGCACATTCTGGTCGGAAGAAGCGGCCTCGTCTCTGAGACTCTGCGTGTTTTGGTATCGATACCGAAAAGTTGCGGTTTTGTCAATTGAAGGGTACGTCGGTAAACGAATAGGCGCTCGCTCGTTGGGCAGACAAATAGTCTGCGCAACCTCATCGAGGGACTTCAATCCGGTATGCGACATAGTGAATTAGACTGGTGTTAGAACAATCACTTCAGAAAAGCGGATATGGCGCAGGCGGCGCCGCACACCTGGTATGGAGGGATTAACACTCATCGGTGACGCACATGAAGCGGAGCGCCATGTCGTCAACCACATACGGCAAGCAGGGTACCGCCTGGATCGCCTTCACCGTGCGGAGAAAATCATCCGCAGTCGGTGAACAGATTGGGGCATTGCCCCCATAGAGCGTGGGAGTGGAATATGAACGCTCAAGACACAGTAGTGTGTGCCGATCGTATGTCAAATCCTTAGTCCCCGCTTGAACTGTCCAATTAGTCCAGGGCTTGTTTTCGTCCACCGGTAGAGGAGTGCGCTTGCACCCCTTTCGCAGCAGGAGGACTTGCCTGGCCATATCGGATAAAATTGGCACGTACGGCTGTGTGCGAACAATGGAGTCAGCAACTCCTGTAGCCCACGCAGCGGCATCACCCTTGGCCAGGTCCAGCATCCAGCCTAGCTTGAATGCGGCCCGACCGACAGTTCGCCCCCACAACCAACGCCGTCCCAATGGGGTAGGGACGTTGTAGGGGCGCATTCCCAAGTAGACCGCGCTACCAATGTAATTGGTGCAGTCCATCTTGGTTACCAGACCGAATCGCTTAACGTTGCGCTCCAACTCGCGCATTATCCGGGCGCGGTCTGGCCAGAGATGTTTCGGGAGGAAACCAAGAGTGTCGTCCCCGGTGATGCTAATGCGAATGTACGCCATGGCGTAACGCAAGTGCTCCATCCGGAGATCCTCCAACTCTACGCCCGCAACGGCCGCCGCCACACTCAATCCCATTACTAGCCCGTTCAACAGGGCGTTCATTAGGCTAGTGTCATCGCGGCCCGAAGCTAGCATAATGGCCGCTCGGTACTTCATCTCACCCATTCTGCCTCTTGGAGCTCTCCAAGCTGTGATCAATCGCGCAAACTCCGGGTCCGTTAGCATCTCGGAGTAATAACCCTCGACAAGACGCATACTCTCCGCAGAGTGAGTGCAATCAAACATGGAGTAGTCACACCAAAAGGCGAAAACTTCTCCATCCTCACAGCCCTGGATAGAAGAATCCAGCCAACCTTGCAGGTTCTCCGGTGTGGTGGCACCGTAGAATAGCCAATTGTCGGCTCCCCAGTGCTTCTTCAAGCGCTCCAACTTGGGCTTTATGATCGGGCCCGCGACAATATGAGCTTTGTCCTTGGGCGCCATGATCATGCGAGCGATCGACTCTAGAAGTGGCTTTGCTTCACACCAGTTAAACTTCTCGTAGCTCGCGAGGAGCTCCTGCTTAACAAATGCGGAAAAAGTCAAATCCTTGTCACTCAGCCCGCCGTGGTTGAGGTACTCGGCGTATGCTCGCTCAAGTGCGCGTCTGCGACGAGCCGGCATACTTGCGATCCAAGACTCAACCGTCATCCGTTCCCCATCGAGGGCCCGCGGGTGCAGGAGGACTTCCTTAAAGGTGTCCATCACTGCCCATGCGGCTGGGGACGACGTGGGTTTCGCGAGAAAGGCACGCCCAATTAGCGCTTGCATTCTTGAGTATAGGCCTTTCCGCGTCACCATGGGGTAACACCCCGAGACACCAATTCCTGCGAGAACACACTCGCGCTTTTGTCGCTCAAGACTGGTGTCTATCTTGGCGAGATCCCCTTTTTCCACCTCATACAAGCGTCCAGCTTCAGGGACACGGGATTTCTTCGAATTCCGCAACCACGGCACTTCTGACCTGTGCATCGTGATCGCGCCTTTCGGAATATCAACCTTTTCCCACTTGCTCGCTTTTGGTGGTAGGGTGGAAGAGTTCAAGTGTACCCGTCCCGGGTGGCCCTCGGCAACAGTGAGGTTCTGTTGAATCTGCAATCCCATCGTTGAGACGGCACCGCACTTCTTCAACTTATCCTGGCAATCGTTGCACTCCCGGTGTTTCCACTTGTATTTGTTTTTGGGGGGGGCCTTACCGCAGCTCGCGCACCGTTTTGGATCGCTCAGTGCCGGCGTGCAATAGCCCTTCTTCCCAAACTCTGACTCCAGAGTCCCCTTCTGGGATCTGAGCCCCAAGAGGGCAGCCTTGGGGTTCAGGCTCTGGTCATCAGCATTCTCAATGAACAGGGTGTGGTACGCCCCGCGCAAATCCTCACGTGCGTACTGAGCCGTCAAAGCCCACTCCGCCCGCTTGGCACCAGCAAACCCTGTCAATGACTTAGGCTCTAACTCTCTCCCGGGGAGATTTGTCGCGTGTTTAACGCATGCTTTTGGCTGTCTGGCAAGTCCGTTCGCAGACGCCCATGCGCCGACCTCCTCACACGCCTCCCGTAGGAACCTGGGACAAGAGAAGATCCCTTTTCGTGGCACGATGTGCGCTGCCATCTTCATTTGGTAGTACGAGCACGTCCCGTGATGCCCGATAAAGGTCAGAATATAGGACATGTTGCCGAACTGCACCGATGCAATCCAGCCGGGATTGTACTGACCGTTGCTCAATAGCACCGGGTTCAGTGGATCCGGTCCAACCCCACGTGAGACATAGTAAAAACTGTTCCGAGTGAAGTTGAACCGGTTCAACACCTCTGGGTGCAACTCGGTCAGGCCAATGCCCCCCCCGTACTGTGCATCTGAG